TACTCTGTAATAAGAGACAGCTTGGCATTGGTAGGTGTTAAACCACCAGCAGCAAATTCAGTCAGTTTAAATTGAGAGAAATCACTGAATAAATATAAGTCTTCGTTAAATGCTATAGCTTGGTTTAAGATACTTACTTGATTACTTGGGGCAGCCAAGTCAATCATGTCTGTATCTAAGACATCTGTTGCAGTTGTATTATAGAAATTAAAGAACTCTCCAAGCTCAGAAAGAATAACATTCTCTCCTGCCAAGAAACCAAATCTATTCTTATGGAAGAAAATATCATTTAGTTTTTCTGATATAAATGAAGGATCTGGAGCTGTAGTAGTATCTCCAGCAACTCTGTCTGTCCATGTAATTTGAGATAAGGAGAATACAGTTTCACCAAAATCATCAGCAAAAGCATCATCCCAAGGATCTTCAGATGTTCTGATAAACTGAATAGGCATTGTACTTGTTTCTAAACTATTATCTAATCCTGGTTCTACAGTTTCTACCCACTCACCTACATCTTCATCTGCCTGATTATTGTGTTTAATCCAGTAATCATCAGTTCCAGAATTAGGACTTCCAGTAATTTTAATGATAAAACCATCTTTAGTCCTAGAAGGAAGCTCAGTAAAATCTACTACACCCTCTTTAATTGCTATTAAGTTATCTTCAGGTGCTTGGGCATGAAGCGTAAAATCAGCTCCATTGGTTCTGGTTAAATGAACATTAGAACTACCAAACTTAGTGATAGTAAAAGCACCTGATCCACCAGAACCTATACTGCCATTAAGATCATTATAAATATCATCTAATTGAGTTGCAGCATCCGCACTGGAAGTAACTGTAGATCGTAGCGTTCCATCAACATAGACATACATAGTAGATGCAGCAGTAGCTTGTTTAAGAAAAACTATTCCTTCTGGATTTCTACTGTCGGCTGTTGTGGTAGACTTTGTTACACTAACAGTTTTATTTAAAATAAAAGTATAGTCTGCTACTGTAAATAATTTCAGGTTATCCCTAGCATCAGCAGTAGTAATATAAGTTAATACGTCTCCTGTAGCCCCTGAAACACTCTTTGAAGTACCATCTAATTCCCAAACTTCCATCTCAGCTCCTGAAAAATCTGAGCTAAAATCAGCACTGAATTGATCTGAGGTTATCTGAACAACATATCGTTCATCTTGATCTCTATTAATAAAATGTATATTAGCATCTATATCTGTCTTATTACTCAGCTTGGCTACATACTCCAGCGGAGGTCTTTTTTTTAAACCTTCAGCTATAGTAGATAGCCCATTTTCCTGTACTGCTGCCTGAGAAGCCAACCTTAATGCAGGGGGCTGTTGAGAAACCCCGTTTATTAAGTTGCTGATTTGCTCAGCGATAAGTGCCATTTACCAAAGTTTCCTATGTAACTTCGTGGTATTATACATATCCATAGTACCATACCCTATATTAAATCCTGAACGCTCTCCCTCATCATCCAATAAATCTGCATAAGCTTCAGCTTCTTCCTGTCTGTTAACTGTTTCAGCAGCAACTTGTCCTATAATTTCCTCTTGGAATATTCTAGATGCTTTTGCAGTAATATATTGTCTTGCAGTTTGAGGTATATCTTCAAAATCCAATAAGGTAATAGTAACAGCATCATTAATAGATGCACCCCAAGTAAAAGTATTATTATCCAGATCATATAAGAATGGAGAACCTTCTCTTCCTCTAATTGTAGTTAATTTAGATGTAGAATATACAGATAAAACTGAGGTTCCCAATGGAATACGACTATCAGAATCCAACGATAAGACCACATCCCACTCAGTATTAAAATGCCAGCCTTTCTGCTGTACTTCTCTACTGATATTAGATAACAGGTTTTTAGCTTGAGTTACATCTACAGTAGTAGCTGTCTCTAAACTTGAAACAGCCGATTCACCTACTGCAGCCAGAAGCATATTAACTGCTTCCAGTTCAGTTATAGGTACTGTAGTAAAATGTGACATTTTAAGTGGTCAATCCTAAGCCCATTACTTGAGCATTTCTAACAGTTAAATTATCATCACTATCTATATTAGCAACAAAAATAGAAACATAATCATTAGTAGCCATTGAAGCATATCCAAATGTAGTAAGACTAACTGAATTAACTGTGGTTGCAGGAGAGAATCCTACTATTTTTGTTCCTGTAATCAACGTACCATTTTTATGTATAGCTAATCCAAACTCTTTATCAACAATAGCAGTATCAATTTCTAATGAAGCTGAAGCTAAAAATAGACAATTAATTGTAGGTGTACCAGTATATCTTAGTCTACCATCAGTATTTTCATCAAACTCATTTGCTGCAGGAGCTGTGCTAAGAGTCCATGTTCCAGCCGTTCCCTCAACATAAGTTCCAGCTACACTTATAGTTGTACTTGCAGCAGAAGAAACGTACATACTTCCTTGTTTCGTCTGACAAGTTTCAATGAGGTCACGCAAGTCTTGAGGTGTGATTGAACCTGCTGCCTGACCGTCCTGAAACAAGTTGGTGGTTAAATCACTAACTGTGCGTGATGTATCCGTCATTCTAAAATCTCCAAAAAAAAAACGAGGAGCCTAAGAGTTACCTTAGACTCCCCGAAAGATTAGCTCTCAGTTACAGTCGTACCAGAACCTGAGCCTTGTACCGACATACTAAAACCAGCAGTACAAGCAACAGCAGTTGACAGGGCTTTACCTGCCAAACGTACCATAGCCTTAGCTGGAACTACAAAAGGAACATTCCCTGGAAATGAGAAGGAACCTGTGTTGTTAGAGTTACCACCAGTAGCACTAACAATATCACTATCATTTTCTACTACTGTTACTTTAGCAACAGTTCGCCATGTCTCTGAGTTAGCTACACCAGAAGCCTCAGCATGAGCCACCTGAAGAGCAATCTCAGCCGTGCCTTGACCAGCAGCCACAGCATCTACATCATACCAGAAGCCATGAATGTAGCCAGTGTGGCCGGCAGGAATCTTCCAAGTACAGTTACCTGATTCCTTAGAACCAGCATCAATGACTGCGTGTATTCCACCACCAGTTACATCAGCAATAGTAATAGCACCAGCAGCAGCCAAACCAGTACCAGAGGTTGTAACTTCAGCCTTCTGGACAAAGGAAATTGTCTGCTCAGTCATTTCAACCTCAGTTGTACCATTCATAGTAACATCTTGAGTATACTGATTAAACTCCTCATCGAGATACGTTACCCTAACAGCAGTAGCTCCAGTAGAACCATCATCATCTGCTGCACTAGCAGAGACTACATCAAGGTCTGCACCAACAATAACAGGAAGTACCTGATCTGCATCAGTATTAGAAATCGTCTCGAAAGACGTACCAATAGTAGCATTATCAGCATAAGGCTGAACAAGAGTTACATTAGTAACTGTATTAGCAGCCGTAGCTAAGGATTGGATATCAGCTATATCAACCATAATTTAATATCCTTTCCTTAAGAGGTTTTAAATTCAACACAGCCTTCAGGACGGATATAACCATGACCCATAGCATACTTAGCCACAATCCACCAACCTTGAAGTCTAATGTCATATTCAGTTTCAACTGCCAGATTCAACAATTTCACAGTAGCTACCGCTGACTTGTGCATAACCAATGCTTTAGTCGTAGAAAAGTCAGCTTCGTGAGTTGTAACCCCAGTAGAATCACTGATATTAGTAATAGGAAGATTGTTGGTTTTCACAATATGAATACCAGCTACCTTCAGTACTTCACCTTCTGCATATACACCCCTTCCACCCCAATCACGGTTGATTAGGCTAGTAGTTTCTGCCATTAGATAATACTGGGCAGGACGTACATACATATATCTGTCATTTTCAGGAACATTATTTTCATCCAGTTGTTCAGCAGCATCAAACAAGCCACCACCCAAAGTAGATCCAGATGTTCCATAAGAAGCATTGGTCAAGACCGAACCACCACCACCACTCGTAACGAGGGCAGAGGAACGAGCTCCCAATACACCTTCTTGAAGTATGTTCTTATCCCACTGAGTACCAAGAATAATTCCAGCTTCCTTGGCATAGATAGAACGTACATCATAATGATTCATAGCTTCGTCAAGATTATTGACAAAGTGGTCTGCAATCAACAGACCATCAATAGAAATGAGTTTCTCATTCTTATTGATTGCCGTACCATCAAGCTCCTGAGCAGTCCTACTTGTACTACCTGAACTGTTAACATAGGCGTATGCAATACCTGCAGTTTTCCACACAAGGGGAAACTGAGCACTAATGCCAGAACTGATGGAACGGATAACGTGCTT